TGCTTTCTGCCGCCTCTTAACTTTCCTGAGATTTTACAAGATAATAGCCAACTTGTGCAATTGGAATTGTTTTAAATATTTTGTAAAGAATGCGCCCCTTATAAGAGGGATATAAGAAAGATATAAATATATTACACAACTATGAAATTTGATCAGCTAGTACATTTATATGAAAAATGGAGCAAAAAATATAAAAAGAGTATAAATTGTAAAAATCCCAAAGGTTTCAGTCAACAGGCACATTGTCAGGGTCGAAAAAAGAGAAAAAAATAATAAAAAAATTATAAAAAAAAATTTTTAAAAAATTGTGGGCATGCGCCCCGGGTTTTAAAAAAAATCGGTTTTTGCATATTAGCGATTCTAATGCCACCCCCTGCAAAACAAGCCCCCTAATATAAAACAACCACCCTTTATAGAAGTGACCCCATTTTATATAACGACCCCTTTTGTTATTAACGACCCCCCTAAGTAAAAGACTTTATATAATAAAAGAAAAGGGCGGGGATGATTAGTCCCCGCCCCTTCCTGAACCTTTCCTGAACCCTTTTAGTTCAGTAGCATCTCCCCAAACTCCATGGCCCGCCGATTCAGTTCAGCATCCCGACCTTCAAGGATGCTGGTCAGGCGCAGGGTAGGATCATCCTTCTCACCTTTGATGGTGCGATGATGAGTGGTGTACTCTGTCACGGCATTGTAGTTTGCCCAGAGTGTGCCCCGAATGGCACTATCCACTCCCCGACCATGAATGCTCAGACCTCGAAGGGTATCCAGTTCGTTGATGCTCCTTGTGGAACGATCATCCGACTTGATCTCGTGGATATTGAGCACCCGCTCAAAATACTCCACGCCCTGCTTCTCACTCATTTTGGTAAGAAGCATGCGATCAAAGATGCGTTTCAGCACCTGCTGATTCAAACGCGCTTCACTGATCACTTCAGCAACGGCATCCAGTTTGCCTTCCACATTGCCAGAGTGACGAATCTTGTGATCCCGCTTGCCAGTTTCACCCATGGCCGCCGCCCAAGTGTTGGCGCATACCACACGAGTGTTTATGCTCTTGACCTGCAGGTGGCTTTTACCATTGTGGCTGTTAAACAAACCAAGGTAGGTTTCAATCTTGTCACCTTGACCAATGGTGTACCCCAGTTCATCCAATCGGGCCAGCAACCATACCCGCTCACCCCGACCCAGCACTCCTGCTGTTTCGTAGGTTGCCTCACCCTCTTCGACCAGCTTGTCAAAGAAGTCAAGGGCATGGCGATTCTGAAGAATGCTGTACCGTTCACCAACAATGCCAAGCGGTTCACCAGTGTCAGTCCGCACCGTGCTGTAAGCATCTGGTACCCGCACCATCTGCTCACCCACCCGTGCAAACACGGGCATTTTCTCGACCACAAAGTCGAGACCGCCATCCACCAACGCCTGCAGTGCTGTCACTGCACCTTCAACCACCTTGCCTAACCGATGCCAAGGGGTAATGCCCTTGCCACTGATCATGCTGGCAGTGCCGTCTTTTCGTATGCATAGGTTATGTGCCATAACTATCTCCTTTATGAATTTTGGAAACAATGTCCACCAAGTTTCCAAGAGGAAACCACTAGCGTCCAGTTGCCTATTCCAATCTTCATGAATCTATATGAGCAGAAAACTAGCCAAGTGTCCAGCTTTATTTTGCATAAATTATCCAGCTTTATCTGCCATACTTGAACAAAAGATTTTCCATTTCATTTATCTTTCTTGTTAAAATATCTGCTATACCTTCACTGCTACATGTTTCATCTGCCCACATTCCTTCATGAAATCTTTGCCAAGCATTACACTCATAGGTGTGATTATAATAATAACTCCAATTAACAATCATGCGTATATGATATGCCAAACCAAAATGATTCTCTTTGTCCTGGTCATATTCAGCTTCTGCAGTTTTCACAATCTCTAGTGCTTTTTCTTTTGTCATGTTTTCACCATACACTTTTTTTGGAAAGAATCGATCTTGTTTACTGAAATACCATTTCACTTTTCTTGCTTTACATTGTTTAAAAATTCTGATAGCTTTGAGGGATGCTAGGCAGACACTATAAGCTGTGGCTGAATAGCCAGCTCTGGATCTTGGAGCTGGAATCCCTAGCATTACAATTTCATATCATCAAGAAAAGAATAGAAATAGAATGGTGTACCATTAAATTATTCGTTATCAGCGGTATTTGATGCCGGATGGTGTAATGGTAACACTGGTGACTTTGGATCACCCTTTCATGGTTCGAATCCATGTCCGGCAAATGTTAATGTTCAATGAGTTATGAACGCCCCATATATCCCCAAACGCAACTCTCTTAATTGTAATGATTTGCAGAATGTTAAATTTCAACATCTGCAAATGCTTCATTATCAAAGACTTATTTTTCGGTAATGTCGATTTTGCAAGTCTTTAAAAATCAGACACTTGCATTTCATCAAATTTTATATCAAGTGATGAATATATATGAATGCGTGTTATGGAAAGGTTTGACCTTCAGCCAAGTTTGTCTAATAGACAAGTTTTTTTATTTTTTCAATGCGAGTATTAATTTGATAACTTGCTTCACTCCATATGTTTCAAGATAATCCTCTCCAATATCAAAGTCAGCAATCTCAACGATTACTCCGGCTGGCTTGGAAACAAGTTCTGCCATGCCTCGTTTGATTTCAATTCGTACTATATTGTTTTTCTTTTTCATTATTTTTCCTCAACATCTTGCCATCTCTTTTCCATCTTCTCCAGTTTTTCTATTTTACCTAATAGTTCCATCAGATTCTCCATTGCAATCTGTTCCAGCATAATCTTATGCCACTCGCCGTATGTCATGATTCTTTCCTTTCTTTAAACAATGAATATCCCAATTCATCCAAAGCATTCCTATATGCATTCAAAAGATTGTTTGCTTCAATAGTGAAACGCGGTTCACTAAACTCTGCTTGTTCACTATTTGAATATATTTCGTATGTCATGCTGTTACCATCTTTTTATGGCTTGCCATGTTGTCCACGATTGCTTTTGCTTCATTCAATGCATCCTCGTAAGGATAACCTCCGCAACTATCCATCTCTTCATTATCTTTTAATATTGTGTAACAATACACATTCCCGCTAATATAATTGTCATACTCTTTCACTTCGCTGCGAAACATATCCTTTACCTTTTCAGTTAAGTTTTTAGTTACCTTTTTCACACCATACCAACTGCGGATTTTATTATAATCAGCATATATGCATCCCACCAATCCACTATCCCAACGGCAACTAAACCCAGTGGTATTCATGGTAATACCGCTATGATCGTAAAGGTAAAGCGGAAGAACAACAACATCTTTAATCTTTCCTGCCAACATGTTTAACACTTCATCTTTGTTTGCATCAACATCATCCCCCAAATTGTATCGGCGGTGCTTGCAAAGCATAATTCCTAGGTTGTCATTTTCCATTCTTGGATTGATGGGGTTATTGTCCTGCTCAATCAGTATTTCGTAACCTTTATGATTTGTTTTCATTTTTCATCCTCCCCATATTCTTTTGCCATAAGTTCCACATCTTCGCCACGAATAGTGGTGAAAAGCGGGTTGTCCAACTTGTCCATGAAAGTATCCAATTTATTTTTCATAAAATTGTTCTATCGAATTATTTCACAAATGTCAATTCAATTCTTTTTAAAAGGATGTTTTGTATCGACAACCATATTATTCTTTGGATTGTTCCTTATCATCTTTTCACTTTGACGATCCGGTGCTCCTATAAGATAACCCAATGCTCCACCGCCCACCATGGTAACTGCCCACATTCCTCCACCACCTCCGCACACGCTACCCACCACCATGCCCACCACCACATCGTTCAATGCTTCACCATCCCAACTGAACAACTCCGTATCTGCCCTTAATGGTAAAGATATGGCAATTGTTGAAAAGATTATATATTTTAAATATCTCATGGAATCTTGATGGGTTTGCCACAGATAGGATCAAAGACGACTTCTCCGCTATCCATGTTCATGCTGGATGGGTCAAAAGTGAAACGGCTGTAAGGAGACTGAACCATCTTGCCCTTTTTGATTCCCAGCTTGGGTATGGTTTTATAATCCATGCCACTTGATGTATTCATGCTTGCCATCTGTTGTTGATACGCCATCTGCTGTTGCATCATTTGCTGATGATATGCCATTTGCTGTTGTTGCATCTTTGTATCCACCACCTGACCTTGTTGGGCTTGGGCAGTAGCATATGCTCCACCTGCCATCGCTCCCAACAATCCTCCGACCAGCTTGGCATCGCTTCCTTTGCTGATCATCGGGGCAATCAATGCTCCCAACAATCCTCCCACCACCATATCGGTAGGAGTTCCGCTTCCGCTTTGAATGTTAATCATTCCTTGGGCTTGAATTGAGGCGGGCAAAAGCAAACATAGTAGTAGTTTTTTCATGCTTCCTTTCTATGGAATTATTTCCAAAATGTCAAGAAAAAATATGGCATATCCCTTTTGGGCTATTATGCATTCTCCCTACACATCCGAGAATCTTCATCTGCCTCATCATTTTCTCTTTTATCCTCTTCATATGTATTGATACCCAATTCTTCACAAAGTTCATCGGGAACATCTTTGTGTTCGGTATAACATTCATCATCAACTTTACCATTTGGATAAAAATGGTAAGTGCCAAAGAATCCATATCCCTCATCCATATAAGTGAGCCGAACAATCTTATTCAGTTTTACTGATAATTCCTGTAATGCTGGTTCGGGTGGACTCCACGCTGTTTGGAAAAACAACTGCTCGTTATCATCTTTGTCAACGCCACCCCAGCGTGTTTCATAAGTGTTCCATTTAGTTCCCCAGTATTTCACACTCCAGTCATACCATCCAGTCACACCATAAAGCTTCTTGCACTTGTCTGATAATTTCTTTTGTTTAATATCAATTTTCTTTCGTTCCTGTGCTGTGCGTTTGGTCATAAGAAAAGTCTCGCTGCCGAATTCTGTTGTTTTCAAAATATATTTGGGCATAGGAACAATCTTGTTCAAATCCAAAAAGATTTTGTTTTGCAAATCCTCTTCATTCTCGGTTATCATTGCCAGTCCATTCACATCACTTGTTGTGTTTTCAGTGGAAAGGAAAGGACGCAATAATCCTTGGATATGTTTTTCGCCCACGATGGTTAGTAGATTTGTTGTATGATTTGGCATAGATTTGTCCTAGAGAATTATTATCAAAATGTCAAGCATCATTTTATAAATGTTTTTAGGAAGGTATAATCATCATCCCACTTCATTCGATATTCAGTGAATCCTTCATCATTTTCAGGAACCAACCATTCCCGCAAATCCTTTACCACTTCATCATCAATTTTTGTTTTGAGTGGATAATATGTATCTGATTCTTTACTATCAACCCAATCGTTGCTGTATAATTTTCCTTCGCCCAGAATCTCCCAGATATCCTTATCCCCTTCCAGGTCACCTTTGCATAAACTTTCTTGATAATATTCTGATACTATATGGTCACCGTTATGATGAGCACATGCCACTCCACCATGTTCTGTGACAATGACACAATCCGTTTCCCCGCAATCAAACAACACATATTTCATTTTATATTATATGAAATGGGGGTTAGTAACTTCCCCCCATCTCGTGTCGTGCCTCCGAGGTTAAACTTTAGTGAAGGTCAATGCCGTGGTCACCTTGCCACGAATCACCCTCTTCGTTCTTCCTTTCAAATCGGACACGATCTGTTCGCACTCCAATTTGAAGTTTTTGACCTTGCTTTGGTCTTCGTCCATAGCCCGTCCAATAGCCCGTGTAAGAGCTTTGGGACTGACTTCTTGGGCGAGCTGATACACGATGCTAGCCCAAGGGATTTCCGCCACCACCATCTGTTCCTGCGGATTTCCTTTGCGAATCCCACCCTGCACACGCAGGGTAAAATCAATGTTATAGTTTCCTGCTGGCACCAAATCATTGATATGGTCACTCAACTCCCTTGTGCTACCTTTCACAAGAGCCAGCAGTTCCACGCTGGACAGGTTTTCGTTGTTGCCTTCCCCACCATAGGGAATGTTGGGCATTTGCGGGGGAACTTCAATTCCGCCCACATTCTCGATTGCTTTTGCCACTTGCCACCTACTTTCTGATCTCTGCTTTGGTCTGCTTGGGTTTGGCTATCGCCTCTGCCCTTTGCTTTCCTTTGCTTTGATCTTGCTCAACGCTACTAAATTATTTCCAAAATGTCAAACCTTTTTTTCCAATTCTTTTTCCAGCTTGGTTGGAGGTTGACCCATCCATCTTTCGGGTTTGATATGGCAGAACCAATCTTGAATAGTTGGTATGCGTCCCATATCTTCCAGCACATGCTGTTCGCCAATGAATCGGACTGGCACTTTGCGACCATCGCTATTGGTAATTGTCGTGCCAAAGATTCTTTCGCAAGTGAAGATTCCTTCGGCATGATGACGCAAGGCACGATGACGGAAATCCGCATACATCTTTTTGCTTTCATCAAACCAATCATGGATGGCTTGATAATCTTCGGGTTTGCCCCCGTATTTTCTTACACTACTTACTGAATGATGATAAGGATGAGCCATTGTATTCTCCTTTATAGTTCGTGTTCGCTATATACAGTTTCTTGAATATAGTTGTTATGTTCCATTTTGATGGTGCGTTCAGCCACATCAAATATGATTTCACCATATCCACCTTCATTGTTGTAGAAACCACTTTCTTCATCTTCAATCTTTTCCCAAGTGAAGGTATCAAGATAACTGCGTAATGTTTCTTTCTCATTTAATTGTTCATCCAACAATTTATGTAGCTTATCAGGTATGGTGGTCATATCATCAGTCTGACCACTATCTCCACTACCACTATAATGAACCTTCAACACTTGGATTCCTAATGCTTTAAGGAAATCAAAAAGCGTCTTACGTTCTATGGATTCCTGCGGTTCGGGTAACTCGACTGTTGCGACTTGTTTTTTCTTTCTCATGTTTTCTTTCTATGGAATAATTTTCAAAATGTCAATAAAGAAAAATGGGTTAGTTTCCTCCCCATTTTCCTTCCCTAACCAAACTATAAGAGTTCGGCCACCACACGCCAGAACGCATAGGTATCATCGCTCAAGCGACGAATGGTGACTTTCACACCAAGTGTTCTGCCATAGTGATACACCAAAGGAACGATTCGGGCATAATATTTGGCAGGAAACATTACCCGATCACCAATTCCCATACGAGACAAAGCAGTCTTGATGGGATTCGTTTTCCTTTTTCGTGGCATGCGTATGCCACCTTTTTCAATTCTCAACTTTAATGAATGTAACATGATTTTCTCCGTTAGGGTTGTGATTTGATCAACCTTTGATCACATGATCTCTTGGTTTTTCGCATCACGCAAAAGTGTTTATTGGATTTTGGAAAAAATAGCAAGATTTATTTACAAAATCTTTTTCGACCAGGATAGATTATTTGCAAAATGTCAAGCATATAATAAAAAGTTTTCATCAACTTTTTTTCTTTACATTTTGTTAAAATCTGATATTTGCAAAAAAGAAAGGATAAATAATCTTATATGCTAATGAGTATTATTGGATATGCATTGGCCGGTTACTTGGCCAGTGCTTTTGTTAGTGTGGCAATTGGTATAATCATGAATCGTAGTGAACATGAAAAATGATTGATTTGGTTTTTGCTATTACCATTTTCACATTAATTGTCTTGTTGTTTGCAAAATATTGATATCCTTCTCGGCCATGATAGAGTGGGTTCATGATCAACAATCCGTGGGACTTGCCCGAACATGATGAATTGCCAGAGAATAAGTTTTATCTGGGCAGTATGAATGTGGACAAAGGCGACAAAGATGATGAAGTGACACCAGAAGAAATGGAAAAGATTAGCAAGTTTCTGGAAAGTATAAATCCATTAATAAATCCTCCCAATGATTAATACAATAATCTCTGCAGTTCTGGGAATTATATTCACTATTATTATTCCAGTATCAGTATTGTTGTTTGGAATATTTTTTGTTTATGAAGTGTTCATACGTTTTAGAAAATAATATACAAACACACGCATCAAGGGCAAACTTTTCTAATAGACCGGCAAGACGAATTTTTGGTCAGACCGCAAATTATTTTGATACTATCCTTGGTGGGAACTTAATAACTGAAGCACAACTCGTTGCTGATCCAAGGATGCTTTGTGATGATGTAGTTCATTCGGTTAACAATATGATAACCTGCACCGATCCTCAACTTGCCATCACAATCCAGTAGTGTCCATATGTGGTTATGTTTTGTTTCTATAATCCTGTTCAGATCATCTCCATATGTTTCAAAAAGAATACTGCCATCGTCCCGTGTTAAGGGTTGATAATGCTTTTCGAATGTGCTGTATCTACCCGCCCTCATGAAGTGAACTCCGCATCTTCACACTGATCAACATATTGTTTGTTTAATGCCCAGTTTGATATGAACCGAAGACCACAACTGTCCTCAAAAGTCTTCTTTAATTTTGAGATATGAAGGACGCTGTACTCGCTTGATTGAGCTTCTCTTCGTTGTTCCTCTGATTCAATCAGATAGATTTTGTGACATCCATCATAAGCAAAATGCTTTGCAGATATTTCTATATTATTGATCTTCATGTTTAATTAACCCCCACGCCATAATAGTAATCGCTGGTCTTATCTCTTGCTATTTTAAGACGCTGGCGAACCACATGGGCATTGAGTTCCAGTCCACTGCTTTCAATAAGCTCATCCAACACGCAACTGCTGATGAGTTTCTTGGCGGTGGTATGTGCTTCTTTATCCACATACTGATTGGGTTCTACGATATCCATCACAGCTTGCTCAAGGATTGCTTTAAGCAACAGCCCTGCTGGATCATCGACTACTCTTATTTGATTTGCTTGCATCATTTTCATGGGGGCAAGCTTGCCGAATTATTTCCAAAATGTCAAGATTATATTTTATAAAAATAGTTCCTTCTCCTGCCAGACATTGTCTGACTCTGTTTTGGGAAACAAACACGACCCTCAACATGAACAACACATTCTGAGCCAACCACCACAGGTGATTGAACAGGAGAAAGAACTAAACTGATGTTAAAGTATGGCTAAAAGAAATCAAGTGGCTCAAACCAAATCTGTCAGCTTTTCCAACAAAGTATCTGATGCACTATCTGCTTCAATGTCGAATGTATCAAGCAATTCCCGAAACACAATAGAACTCAAACGCGAATCATCCAGAACCAAATAACCAATGTGGATCAACAAATCTTTTTCTTTGTCTGTAAAATTTTCCACATAAATAGTTATCTTTTTTCAAATGATTTTTTGATTTTCTTAGTTCGGATAATCTTAAAAACAGCTTTGGGTTTCGGTTTAAAACGACAACGATTACATGGTCTTGGCATGGTACCTTTGTAACATCTGGGCACCAAGCGTCAACAATTTTCTTCAGAGCTCTAGAAACGAAATTTCGAAACCAAATCCCAGAATGCGTATGGTGAAAACTTTCCCATACTCATAAGTGTGATATGTGATTGTGGTGCGCAGATCCAGATCCAGTCCGTAACTGCAGCCATCGTATTCCCCGTAATAGCGGCGTAACAAAATTTCAAACGGGTGAAACCATTTTGTCATGCGGCAGTAATTATTTTTTTTCATCCGGGTTCTCCCAGGGAACAATGTCTTTGTTTTTCAAATTCAGGTAAACATATTCAGGATTCAGGACCGGATTACCGTGTGGATCTGTGTATGTACGGTGTATCAAATCGTATTTGTATCCGTGGTCCGTGAGATAATCAAACACGTCTTGATTATATTTAAAACTATTCTTTTTTGTTTTTGCTTCCTCGAAGTCTTCGTGTCCCCAGAATTTGGTGAAATATGTTTTGTAGATGCTGTCTACAATATCACCAAACTCGTCCATTATTTTACGTAACTGGAGGTGGCGCTCACGCAGCCATCTGCAATCGCGTTAAGAACTTTGAGGGCCAGTGCTGGATCATTTCCAATTTGCCCGTAAAGATTGCGATACACGTCGCTAAGACTGGCAGCGAAGTTTGTCCAATGTGTTTTCTCCGGGAGAAAATTAGCCACAGCTTCATCCAGGTCGTCTGCAGATGGTACAGATCCACTGCTCAAACTACGAACCACATTAGCAACATCATGAATCATCTTGGCTTTGGTAATGCGATCTTCGGGGCTGACAGCTCCTTCAAGTACTGCTGTGCAGGCGAGGTTAACTGCAGGTTTCACATATGGAAGTGCCTGCTCGATCTTTTGTTGGACTGTGGTTCCGCCAGTTGATCCGGATCCACCTCCGCCGTTATTGGTGGCACAGCTGGATAGAAACATTGCGAAGGGTAAAGGAAGTAACCATTTGAGTAGTTCATTAATCATGAAAGTATTTACCGCCTGTCAGTCCAAAACAACAATTCTTGCCAAAATAAAATATATAATCTTTTTTATTTGAATAAATCTTTAAGGGCTTCCATCCAATTGAACCCCACATCCCCTGCATTTTCCATCAACAACAATTCCTCTTCACTTGGTGTGTGGTCTTCTCTCATCACCTTGTGTTTGGAATTTCTTTTGTCCACAACCATATGTATCTCACGGGTTATGGAAAAATCAATTATTTTAATTATTTTTTATATTTTTTTATCGAAACATGCTGTTTCGGCTTCGTTTGCCGTCAACCTTGCTGGTATCATAGTCATGACATCTGCTTGGATTCAATCCCAGTGCCCGCATTACACTCTTCCATCCGTCTCCATGGCCATCGTCTCCGAAAACCTTATAAGCAACAAGATGTGCCACTTCATGAGGAATGGTATCATTCATGAAATCCTCAATATTCTCTTTGCATAGCTGTTCATTCAGTTGGATACGCCATTGCTGTAGCCATGCACGACCTGCAGTGCTGCCAATGATTACCCATTCCAATTTGGGAAAATCGAACTCGGCACCATACTCCTCGTTCAGCTCTTCCAGAACCTGCCACACCCGATGAGTGGCTCGTTCTTTCATGGCTGTAACATCAAGCATCTGGCTTGTTTCCCCATTCTGGATTCCAGTCCGATTGAACCTGCTTGTTCTTTTCTTCCATCACCATCAGTTTGTATCGGCATGTGGCTTCCACCAAGAATATCTCAATGGCTTGCATGGTTTCGCTATCCACATCTGATAATATTTCCTTCTCTAGTTTTTTGCTTAATCTGTTGTTCATGTTGCTAGCTTGGTCAATTATTTCACAAATGTCAATATTAAAAATAGTTCTTCGACCCTCTACGCTCATGATTTCGTAAAGGAATATCCTGCTCCTCTTTCGCCTCTGACTCTGGGCGTTGGCAGGTTCATCCTCTTATGGGAGCTAGTCAGACTCGCCAAGAGAAGTGTTGGCGTTCCGTTATACATAACCAATGTCTCCATTGGAAACTTTCCAGAACTGCAACCTTTCGGTCAACCTTCTCCGATATCGAAGAACTATACGCTTTGTATACTATCTGATTTTATTGTCAATAATAAAAGAGCCGGATGTCGGATTTGAACCGACGACCTGCGGTTTACAAAACCGCTGCAACTACCGCTGTGCTAATCCGGCATTGGGCAGAAGTGGATTCGAACCACTGAAGGCGTGAGCCAGGAGATTTACAGTCTCCCCCGTTTGTCCACTTCGGTATCTGCCCATGATTATTATATATTCTATTTTTTTAAAAATAAATGATTGTGGGCAAAGAGGGATTCGAACCCCCAACCAAGGCATTATGAGTGCCCTGCTCTAACCGTTGAGCTATTTGCCCAAATACCTCCGATTGGATTCGAACCAATATTGCGCCCTCATCTAGGGCTTCACGAGTATAAGTCGTGTGTCTTAACCAGTTAGACGACGGAGGCAAAGCTCTACGCCGTCTTTTCTATTCGAGTCTGGTGTTTGAATGGGGGCTTCCATACATAACTGCCCCACATCTTCATCTTTAATTGTTGTTTGGCTTGAGCAAATGCCTTGGGCTTCATCTTCTTTGATCGCATTCGGGCTTCTTCAATCACACATTCTTCCTGCACTTTACCACTAAACTTTTTAAGACAACGAGCAAACGAATCGTTGCTTTGTCTTTCCCTTTCACTCACCTTCATGTTTACTCGGTCTACCATATTCTTAACCTTATATACCTTTCTGGGTTGATTGTCAATTAGTTTTTAAAATCAAACTCATATTGTTCAGCCATGTATCTGCCCCGCATCTTTTCATTCAACAATGCTTGTTCGGCTTCCAACATATTTACCATCAGTTTTTCTTGCCACAGATCATCGTTACCATGCATGACCAGTTCTTGATAGTCTTTTAGTATTTGTTCCAATACTTCAGTTGCTCTTTTCATGCAATCTCCTTTTCTGTTGTATAGCTATCCTCATAATCGAATGCTTCATTTGCATCTTGAGGATGATTTCGCAAATAGTCAATCCTTTTCTGTGCCATGTTTAGCAGTTCGTCTACCGGTATATTATCAAAAGTTCCGATAGGTGTCTCCATTTCAAACCACATTCTTGCAACATAATTAACCACCATCATTTGGTTTGCTCCCGATATTTTTTAATGAAGTCATGAGCAGTCATCATGCTTTCATCAAAGTGTCGGGTGCGATATTCATGTGGAGTATCCTCGTCAGCTTGGCTCATCAGTTCCGCAAGTATATCCACACTCTCGTTTAATAACTTTTTATATTTTATATCTTCTTTCATTTGTCCTCCTATATGGAAGGTGGGGGATTAAACCCCACCCTCCATTTGAGCACCACCTGCTTCACCAACATCATCTCCACCTTCCTCACCCTCACCCGCACCTTCCTCGTTGGCTTGGGCGAGACTAGCTTTGCCAGCATCGGTAAGTTTGTAGACTGCTTCCTCTCCTCGACCTTCCTTCATCACCTTGCCCTCCCGAATGAGTTGTCGGATGATGAGATAACCCCGCTGAACATTTCCATCTACAGCGTTGGTTACATCGGTTTGGGTCAATGGCTCGGCAAGCGAGAGAACCTTTTTCAAATCCTCTTGCCAACGCACTTTGCGAGGGTCAATTTGGGCAGGGGCAGTTCCATCATTCACCCGAATTGCATTATCCAAATCGAATCCGTTGTGTCCTAGACGAAGCTCAACATTATAGAGTCTGCCATAGCGATTCTTTGTGCTGTAAATCACACGCACATCTTCATCGGTCACGCTGGAACGCATCATAAAGTTTGCGTCCACGGCGTGAGGAATGAGGGTAGAACCCCGATAGTTGTTGCTCTTTGTGACGTGAAGAATCAATCCAAGAACACACTCTGTCTTTTTGCTAGACTTAATCATTTCATGGAGACAATAGCTTTCCTTCTCCCTAGCATTCATCTTCTTTGCCGTGGTGAGACATTGAAAGCTATCCACTACCATCACATCCACTTGGCTCATCATTTCAATTACCTTGTCTACATCAGTTTGAATTGCGATGTTCACATCCTTCAAACCGAGACGACGACAAGTATATGCCAACATCTCACGGCTTTCTTCACCAGAGATATAAGCAGTTTTGATTCCTACCTTGGTCATGCAATTAAGCATTTGAAGCAGGAAGGTTGTCTTACCAAGACCAGCACCAGCCGCGAGTGTAAAAACTGTAGATGGTAGCAAACCTTCGCCACCGAAGATTTTATCCAACATCTCATTTCCAGTTTTCAAACGGCGGTTGAAAAGATCGGGGATAACGATCTCGCTAACCTTCGTAAGATTGGTTTCGTTGTGGGAGAGGTTCATCACCGCTCCGCTGTTAGGTGTAGTTGCTGTTGTGTTGCTCATAGGTTGGAGAGTGACAGATTTTGAAAATAATACAAGAAAATAATCTTATATTTTATGGGGGTGGGTGAGTTATTAAAACCTCTAATAACCAAGATTAGCTCACCTTATGCATGAAGATGGGCGTGTAATCACCCACATATGCACCTTCGGTGTTGTAGCTGAAAAATTCTTCAGCGTCATCGGGACTCATATCCTTCTCCAAAATCTTGATGCATTTGGCTCGGTCATATATCGCCACATTCTTTCCACCAAATGCACTTCCAATTCCAATGAATGCACCATCAAAATTATCTGCCAACAATATCTTGTTCGCTTCATCTGGATAATACTCCTCGATGAATTCGCTGATCATTTTACGATTAGGGTTTTTATTCTTTATTCTTTTCATTGTGCTTTCTCCTTTTTGCCAGTTATCAAGTATTGTTTGATATATTGGCCGTTTAGATTTTCTATATTCACTTCACTATACTTCCTGCGATATATGGTATCTGCAAGAAGAAGAGGATCTTTACAATAATAAGCATCCCCATTTCTGTTGAATACACGCCAAAGACCTTGGCCAATATTGACCAGATTCTTCAGCTTGCTTCTCAGCTTGTTTGTCATTCTCACTTGGTTACCCTCCTTTGTTTTAGGGTCATCAGAGGTAACCATATTCTTTTCTTTCTTGCAAGTCTTTTTTTGCAAAATCTTCTTCTTCATTACTTGATGTATTTATTTCAAAATAACAAAAAAGATTTTATATATTTTAAAAAAGAGATGTTGCCGGGGGATGGCAAGATCCCGGAGAAGCTCCCGGCACCACCCTGATCCGGTGGTGTTCTGTGGAAAAAAATGGACTGTAAGACTCTTACAGTTCTGCTGCCGCTGCAGTGGCCCTGATCACGCGTGAATATCAACCAGGCGGCGGCATTTGGTCTTCAGGGCCGCGATGAAATCGTCACCCAGGTCATACTCCAGATGCAGCTCTTCCAGGAGCTCAGTATTCTGCAGTGCAACCAATGCTGCATGCGCCAATACCAATGTTTCACTATCGTCGAAATGCATTTTATATTATTTTATTTTTGTTGATGTTTCTTCCACGAAATGAATGGCTTCTTTTCTCACGTACCATGGCCAGGGCCAACTGCAGTCAATCAACACGGTGTAATGCTCAGTGTTGCTGACACCGCTTATCTTGCCATATAAACGGTCCCCGTCATCGGTTTGAAATGTGACGCTGCGGCCCACATTCTTTTCCATTAGCTCCAGCTGCAGCTCTTCGTCTGTTATCATGGTATTTTCCTTTATCATGCTTTTTGGATCAACGTTTCTATTAGACAGGTTTGTCCATCAGACATGTTGTTCCTGGGTGGTAATGGTAAGGATATATTATCGTTCCGCCGGAGTGGAAAGAGATGTTCCGCTATCCAGGGTGGTCGGAATGCACGGGATATGATTACCGTGCACTCACGGAAGATAATAAATTAATATATTATTTCTTGTGCTTACCGTTAATGGTAATAGCGCTCTGAAGCACTTCCGGACTGATCTCGGGCAGACCGGCTGTTGCATTCAGTTGCTCGCGCACCTGCTGCACGTTCAATCCCTGGCGCAGCAACTTGAGTGCAGGACGGCAAATGTATTGGCTCCTGAACTCAGATGGCTTGGTGCTGAGATATCCGCTGCCTGCAGTGCGCGTGGCACCGGTAATCAGGCATACCAGCTTGGCTGTTTTACCTTCACTCTTGCGGCCCCGACGGGTTTCAGTGGTTGATGTATTCATATTGTTTTCTTCTCCAGTATTATTCTTTTCAGAAATCTCCGGGACAGCAGCATCTGCCGCTTTCTTCCCGGGAACTTCATCCAGATATGTAATAGTCATATTTCTTATATAAATGAATTGTTTACATTATCAACCGTTATTTTTATAAAATCTCTTAAATTGTTGATACTTAATGATATTATTTTTAAAAATAATATATATTTTAATAAAATAATGCAACAGGGGACTGTGCATGTTCAATGGACACGCGTTTCTATTAGAATGGTCTTCCTGAATTTTGGTCCGGGCAAAAAATAATAACGCAGCTCCAGGGCCCTAACCACATGTGGCATGCTGCGCAACCTGCAGCCGGTGATCATCATGAACTCACGTGAACTCTATGTGATCTGCAGGTTATATTTCTTTTTATATATTTCTAATTTCTTTTTTATTTTGCATAGGGCATTCATCTCCAGTTGACGAATGCGTTCCCGTGTAACACGCATTTGGCTGCCCAGCTCTTCCAGTGTGGGAATATGGTCCTGTTGATTGAAACCAAAACGGGCCAGCAATATTTCCCGTTGCCTGGGATCCAAATCATTTATTAATTTGTGCAGCACACCGTACTCTTCATTCCCGTACATATTTTCAGGTTCAGATTGCGGCAGCTCCATGTACTCACCGTCGTCATTCGGCTTATCCAGGTCCACACGTTTGCATATTCTGCTGAAAGATTTGAGCGCTGCAGCACTGAGCCGCTCATCATCAAATTCTATGCTATGGCCCAGTCTTTCCTCCAGTTCATGTTTCTCCCGGTATGCCCGGGCCACATCATCATTATGACGGTATGGCACACTGACCACATTGCTGTTCTTTTGAATAAAGCGCCGGATACCGTGCTTGATGTGATATGATGCGTAATTACCAAAGCTGGCTCCTTTAATCCTCTTCCACCGGCGGACCGCACTGTATAATCCAGGAGTTCCTGCCATGATCAGGTCCTCGTGGCTATAACCTGATGGGGGACGGTACTGATAAGCCAGGTATATTACCAACTTCATGTTGTGAAGCACCAGTTTGTCCAGGAAATGGCGGCGGCCCTTTTTAATTGCTTTCTGATACCGTTCTATGGTCTCATCACTGAGTACCGGAAGATCATCGATTTTTATTCCCTTCAAGCTCATAAAGTTTTGACGGGAAAACGCAACATATGTTCAAAAGGTTTTAACGAACCCTGTCCCCGTTTATTATAAAATCTTTGATTTTGACAAAAACGTATGCAAGAAACAACGATCCCAGACCCAGTGTCCATATGAGCAATACCAGCAACAGCTGCAGCAGCAGCGCGTAAACCAGGTTTACAACACTCCAAATACTTTTAAAAACACGCATAAACCTAGTATGGCATTGATTACGCTGCCCAGTGTGCGCAACACCTCCAGCTTGTGGTTGTGGTGGTCCAGCCAGATCTCCAATGGATCGCGCAACTTGGCCAGTTTATTCAGACGTTTCCTTTCCTTTTTGCTCAATTCCGGAACATTCCAATATTTGCTATATTTCATATTTTCACATGTGTTATCATTGTGGAACATCCCAATGTGGTGCTAATTGTTTCACCATCCTTTTTGCTTTCACAACCATATGACCGGTGAAAAGTGTCCAGTTGTTCTTTGAGTTGTTGATTTTGTTTCTCTAGATCACTTATCAAATGTTGCAGCCGTTGCAGTTCCTCCCCCATGTTCATATTATTATCTTATCTTATTCATCATATTATTCATCATATTATTATTATCAATCCATCCAGGAAAACGCATCCTTTAGGGAGAAACGCCCCCCATGGAAAGACCTTTCTAATAGAGCGGTTTGTCTAATAGAGCAACGATGCTCTAATAGAAACGAAATTATTATTATTATCTTATTATTATCTGCTGGGGCAGGGATCGAACCTGCGACCAATGCATTAACAGTGCACCGCTCTACCTCTGAGCTACCCAGCAAGTTTACTGGGTACTTATAAACTTATTATATAGCGCAAGCTTTAAACATTCCGGTACGTTTTAAAGGAATATCCAGGCTCATTGGTTTTACAGTCATGTCATTATCAAATTGTTCAACAAATGATGTTCCTTTAACTGGCATCTTGGCACCATAAGATACCACCTTATTATTTTCAAAAACATGTATGCATACATGACCAGGCAATACATTAACATCCACCAGTTCCATGGTTTTATGTTTTGTTGCATATTGGCGCTTTATGCTACGCGCAACTGCGCAATTTGATGGATCATGTTGTTTGCCGTTTCTTATATCACTTTTGGTTATTTTGAATTTCATAAAAATATTTAACAATCTGAATATAATATTTTGGGAACAGGCAAAAACGCAAAAAGCAGGATTTTGATAAGAATTAATATAAAAAAAATATATGAAAAATATAATAAAAAAAAGGATCTAGGGGTGCGGATGGGACAGTACTTATAATTTATTTTGACAATAATTCCCTATAATATATCATGTCTTATCTATTATCCCTCCCAATATTGCCCACTTGGGCAAATGGGGTAATATATCCTCTTATACCCTATTATACCCTCTTATATGGATATTTGCTTTTAAGATATATAAGGTTCCTTTTCTCCTATTAAACCATTAAACAAACCATATCTTCTCTATAGGATACCTAGGATTATCTTTTTTACCCTCTTTTTTCCCCTTTTATCCCTTTATTATTGTAAAAAAAGCTTATTTTATCTTCTTTTTTATAAAATCATATGTTGCAAAACCTATCCATAATAGTCCGAAACATATGAAGAAGAATGGTACTATACCTGCAAATAGTGTATCTATGTTCATATCTATAATTACATGTTTATATTGTTTTTACATGGAATACCATTGTTCTGCCCTGTTTAATGGACCAGACTGGTTGGCATTTTCCGCCCTATTCATCTTCTTTTTCAGTTCTTTTTGGTAAACTTTGGGATGATGTTTTTTACAAAATCTCAAAAAAGGATCGTTATGTGCATCTTGTTTTATCCATTTTTTATGTTGTTTCATAATCCCATTTTAATA